CTGGGGCTGACATGGCGCTCTACCCGAACGGCCGCTACATGACGATGGTGCGGGCGCGGCACTTCGGCGCCGCCCCCGGCCTCGACGTCTACGCGCGAGGCCTGGGCGACCGCCTGAACCGCTTTGTCGGCGCGGAGCATGCGGCCAATGCGTCCACGCCAGACGGCTATGGCATGCGGGCATTCTGCCCGCCGCTCACCGCCGGCAGCCTTTCCGCGCTGCGCCGCGTGGCCGACTTCGCGCCGACCGGCGACCTGCTCAAGGGCGGCCCGATGGAAGGCGACGGCACGCTGACGCTGTCGCAGACCGGCGGCCTGTCCGTCGTCGTGAGCATGACCGGCACCGCTGCGGTCGTCAGCGTGAGCGCCGACGGCATGGTGCTGCGCCTGACCATCGGCATGGACGGCACCGGAAGCTGGAGTCTCACCGGCACGCCGAACCTCGCAATGATCGTGCCATTCGGCGGCAGCGGCAGCTTCAGCTTCATCGGCGAGGCCGACTTGCGCGGGAAGCTGGCCATGATCGGCGAGTGGACGCCTTTTACCGAATTGTCGCCGGAGAATCTCGCTGCCGTCGTGGTCGATGCCCTCAACGCCACCACCATCCCGGTGGACGTGCAAAAGATCAACAGCGCCGCCGTGCTCGGCGACGGCACCAGCGGCAACCTCTGGCGCGGGGCGTAAGTGGCCGCCTTCGATCAAAACGCATTCAGCCAGTCGGCCTTCAGCATCGCCGCATTCGATTTCGGCGAGGAAGAGCCTGGCGCCGGAACGTCGCCGGTGCCCTGGGGCCGCGGCCCCACGCGCAAGCAAGTGCATGACCATCTTCGCCGCCGCGAAGAGGACGCCCTCTTCATGACGGGCATCATCTAGGAGAAACCATGAAACCGCTGCTGCAACTGCTCGCCGACAACCGTGGGCGCGGGTTCTTTCGCGCCGAGAAAACCGGCGCCGAGGAGGCCACGCTCTACGTCTACGACACCATCGTCTCCGACGACTACTTCGGCGGCGTCTCCGCGCTGGCCTTCGTCAAGGCGCTGGCGGGGATCGACGCGCCGACGATCCACCTGCGCATCAATTCCCCCGGCGGCGACGTGTTCGCCGCGCGGGCGATGGAGCAGGCCGTGCGCGAGCACGGCAGCCGCATAGTCGCCCACATCGACGGCTACGCCGCCAGCGCCGCCAGCTACCTGGCGCTCGCCGCTGATGAGGTGCAGATTGCCGAGGGCGGGTTCTACATGATCCATAAGGCGTGGACAGTGGCCTTCGGCAACGCCGACGACCTCATGGACATGGCCGCGCTGCTGGAAAAGGTCGACGGCTCACTGATTGCGACCTACGCGCGGGAAACCGGCCAGACGCCCGAGCAGATTGGCGAATGGATGTCCGCCGAGACCTGGTTCAACGCGGAAGAAGCCGTCGAGCATGGCTTTGCCGACAGCATTGCCGAAGCCGCGCCGAAGGCGAGTGCCGCATGGAACCTCGCCGCCTACGCCCATGCGCCGAAACAGGAAGACGTGCCGCCCGTTTCTGCCGGGCTGCAATTCACGAACACCGACCATCTGATGCGTCAGTTGAAGCTGGTCGCCACTACTTGAGCGTTCCCGCTCAAGCCTCAAGCCGCCTTCGGGCGGCTTTTTTTCGCTCTCGATAGGAGATCAAGCAATGACGAGCATCCAAGCCATGCGGGAACGCCGCAGCACCCGCGCCAAAGAACTGCACAAGCTGCTGAATGACAACCCCGGCGACAAGTGGAATAACGATTTCCAGGCCAAGTACGACGAAGGAATGGCCGAAATCGCCGATCTGGAAAACCAGATCAACCGCCATCAGGCGCTGCTGGACGAGATGGCCAAAGACGCCATGCAGCAAGGCGCTGCCGTAGCCGCCGAAAAGGCCGCTGTCGACAAGAAGTCGCCTTCTGCGATGCTCTTTGCCAAGTGGCTGCGCGGCGGCGACAACGCCCTGTCGGCTGAAGAATGGGCCGGCATCCGCGCCACCATGAGCACCACCACCCCGTCCGAAGGCGGCTACTCGGTGCAATCCGATGTCGCCAAGACGCTGATCGAGTCACTGAAAGCGTTCGGCGGCATGCGCGAAGCCTCCACCGTCATTCAGACGGAAATGGGCAACCCGCTGTCGTTCCCGACAACGGACGGCACCTCGGAGACCGGCGAGCTGATCGCGGAGAACACCACCGCGACGGGGGCTGATCCGACCTTCGGCACCGTGTCCGTGAATGCGTACAAGTTCTCGTCCAAGATCGTTGCCGTGCCGTTCGAGTTGATTCAGGACTCGCAGGTCGACATCGAGGCTTTCATCCGGGCGCGTCTTGTCGAGCGCCTTGGCCGCGCCACCAACACCTACTTCACCACCGGCACGGGTACCGCCCAGCCGCGCGGCGTGGTAACGGGCGCGTCCTCGGGCAAGGTCGGCACCACCGGCCAGACGGCCACAGTCATCTTTGAAGACCTGATCGACCTGATCCATTCGGTCGACCCGGCCTACCGTGGCTCCGGCCGCTGCCGTTTCATGATGAATGATGCCTCGCTGAAGGTCATCCGCAAGCTGAAGGACAGCCAGAACCGGCCTGTCTTCCTGCCCGGATACGACGGCCTCGGCGGCGCCATGCCCGACAGCCTGCTCGGCTACGGCATCACCATCAACCAGGACGTTGCCACGATGAGCGCGAACGCCAAGTCGATCCTGTTTGGCGACTTCTCCAAGTACATCATCCGCGACGTGATGTCCGCCACGCTCTTCCGCTTCAGCGATTCCGCTTACGCTAAGCTCGGCCAGATCGGTTTCCTGATGTGGATGCGCAGCGGCGGCAACCTGGTCAATACGGCGGCAGTCAAGTATTACGCCAACAGCGCGACCTGATCCAGCCAGAAGCAAAAACACCGCCCGGTCAGAAGCCGGGCGGTATTTTTAGGAGATCGAAATGGCAAGACAGAAAAGCGAAGCCGGCAAGGAAGCCGTCGAAGTGCGCATCCTGTGCGACCACTGGCGCGAAGGCGTGCTGCTGCAATGCAATACCGTATTTGAATGCGATGCCCAAACGGCAAAGGAACTTGTCCGTGATGGCCTCGCCGATGACAACGCGGATGCCGTGAAAGCGGCGCGCGCCTGAGATGGGCCTGTCGCTCGCCACCGCGCCGGCAACGGAGCCGGTAACGCTATCGGAAGCGAAACTGCACTTGCGCGTTGACGTAAGCGATGATGACACGCTGATTACCGCGCTCATCATTGCCGCGCGCCGCATGGCGGAGCAGCACACCGGGCGGGCGCTCGTCACGCAGGAGTGGGTCTATACCCTGGACGCCTTCCCCGTCGCCGAAATCATCCTTCCGCTGCCGCAACTGGTGAGCGTGGACGTCGTCAATTACATCGATGAAAACGGCGCGGATCAAGTGCTTGCCGGCACCGAATACGACGTTTTCAAGAGCGGCATTCTCGGCATGATTGCCCCGGCCTATGACAAGACCTGGCCGGCGACGCGGGACAACGCGGAAGCCGTCGCTATCGAATTCACCTGTGGTTTCGGCAATGCCGCCGCCGTGCCGCAGGAAATCAAGCAATGGATGCTGCTGCAAATCGGGCACTGGTATTCATGCCGTGAAGCGGTTGCGCAGGGTAATTTCGCCAAGCTGGAATTTGTCGACTCGCTCATCGAGCCGTACCGCGTGAACCTGATCTGACATGCAAGCCGGACGCCTCAACCAGCGCATCACCATCCAGCAGCTCGCCGCCGGGCAGGACGCCATCGGCCAGCCGGTGCAGACATGGAGCGCGGTGGCGACGCTGTGGGCGAACATCCGCTACAACACCGGGGCGGAATCCATCAAGGGCGATGCCGACGTGTCTGTTGCCAAGGCCAGCATCCGCATCCGTCGCAGAACGGATGTCACGGCGGGCATGCGCGTACTGCACGGTTCTACCGCCTTCGACATCAAGGCGGTGCTGCCGGACGAAACCCGCAAGACGCACGTTGACCTTGTGTGCGAGGTGGTGAAGTGAGCCGAGGGAAAAACACCATAGGCCTACGCGCGCCGGAAAAGGCGATATCCGATTTTCGCCGCATGCTCGACACCATCGCAACCGACATCGAAGAAGCCGTCCGTCCGGCGGCGCAGGCCGGTGCACGGGTGCTCTACGACGCTGTGAAGCTGAATGTTTCGCGCATCGGCGTCGTCTCCGGCAATCTGTCCAGGAGCATCTATCAGGTCTATTCCAAGGACAAGAGCGGGAAGGGATTTGCCACCTATCACGTCAGTTGGAATCACATCAAGGCGC